ACAACTTATGATGCGCAATGAAGATTTGGCGGCAGATGCGCTCGATAACGCTATGAAGGACCAGAGTCCGGATTGGGAACGGAAGCTGTATGAATTCCTGAGAACGAAACAGGCTGAAAAGTATTTGAAGCGCTAACCAAATCGAGAGCTTACGAGAAATCGTAGGCTCTTTATTTTTTCAAAATGGAGGTTGAACATTATGAGTGCTGTAAAGAAATCTGTATGGATGCGCCTTGGTGTGCGTATGGAATTAACCGAGGAGGAACTGCGGCTTATACAAGAAAGTAACGACGGAACAGTTATTATGATGAATAAGCTTAAAAATGGTGAATTCACCATAAATGGCGACAGCTACATCCCCGAGGAAGAAGGCGATGATAACTGTTGGCCGATTCCGGAAGAGATAAACTTCTGCTTTTGAAATTTGGAGGTCGGACAATGAAACTGACGAAAACATGCGCGAAATTCCTGCGCAAACACGGCGGAACTATTCTGGCGGTGGCGGCATCTGTAGGCGTGGTGGCAACGGCCATTGAAACCGGGCGGGCGACCACGAAGGCGCAGCACATACTTGAAGTTGACAAGGAGCTGACAAAATTCAACGAAAACGAGTTCGGCGTGACAGAAGGGCCTCCGACAAAGAAACAAATTGTTCTGATGTGCTGGAAAGCATACGTTCCTGCGGTGATTCTGGGCGGCGGCACCATCGCCTGCGTCCTGGGCTCCAACGCGCTGAACAAAAAGCAGATCGCAGGCCTGACCGCGGCGTACATGGCACTGGGAAAGACCTATCAGGAGTATCGCAGGCAGGTGGCAGAGCAGATCGGCGTGGAAGAAGAAAAAGATATTTACAAGAACACGCAGGATGTTCTGGAGACCCCCGCCCCGGCAGGCACAGACGAAGAAAAGCTGCTCTGCTACGAGCCTATCTCAAAAAGATATTTCCATGCAACGGAAACGGAGCTGATGGATGCCTTCTACAACGTGAACCGGAACTTTGCGTTGAATGGAGAAGTCTCGCTGAATGACTTCTACTCCTTCCTGCCCGGACTGGACTTTACACCGGAAGGAGATATGCTGGGCTGGTGCGCGGAGTATCTGAGCAACGAGTGGGAATATTACTGGATCGACTTCAACTATGCCCGGCAGACAACGGATGATGGACTGGAAGTGTACTATGTGACAGCATTCCAGGAGCCGATCAAAGAGTATCTGGATTACGACCCGACCAGACGGGAACCATTTTGAAAAGGAGAATGAATATGAAGAAAATCAATTGGTGGAAAGTTGCATCCGTGGCCATGATGGCTGCAAGCGCGATCCTGAGCTTTGGCCACGACCTGATCGAGGAGCAGCGCAGCGAAGAGGAAATGCAGGACATGGTGCGGGAGGAAGTTCAGCGCCAGCTTGCAGAAAAGAACCTGTAAACGCGAAAAATACAGTCTCCCTTATGGAAGAGATATCCAAACTGACAAGCAAAGGAGATTGATATTTATGTACGATCACGACTATTATGCAAAGATGGACAAGGCAATGGTACGCGTACTGAAGGCAGTTGCACGTTCAGTAGGATACGGCTTTACAGGGCTGTATCACTATCTGAAGAAGCAGCCGATCAGACTGTACGAGTATATCCGTTACCAGATCCAACTGGAACGCGATGATCAGCGTGAAACAGAAATTCGCTTCGAGAATTTGAAGCAGCACGGACATATCTGAAAGGCGAGAGCTTACGAGAAATCGTAGGCTCTTTCTTTTTATAAAATTTTGGAGGTACGAACATGAACCTGAAAACATTTGCAAAGGCAGTGCGCAGGAGCGCAGGCAAGAACGCATCCAAGATCCTTGGTGGACTGGCGATCACGGGAAGCATCACGGCGGTCTATTTCGCTGTGACGGCCACCCCCAAGGCCATGATCCTGCTGGACGAGAAAAAGCAGGAGCTGGGCGTGGAAAAGCTGGACGTGAAGACCATTGTCAAGACGGCGGGCCCGGTGTACGTGCCGACTGCGCTGAGCATGGTGCTGTCTGCGGGCTGCGTCATTGGTGCAGTCCATGTGGACGAGCGGCGGAATGCTGCACTGGCCGCGGCGTGCACCCTTTCTGAGAGCGCGCTCAAGACCTATCAGGACAAGGTGCTGGAGGCCATCGGCCCGGAAAAAGAGCAGGAGATCCGGGAGACCATTGCACTGGAAAAGATGGCCAAGTGCCCCGAACCGGCAACCATCCAGCCTGCCAAGAACCTTGCCACGACCGATGTTTCCTACGACCAGCGGGTGAAGTGCTGGGAAAGCCTGACCAACACCTACTTCTGGACGACCAAGGCCATGATCGAAAAGGCCGTCAATGGGGTCAATAAACAGCTGCTCAGTGACTTCCGGGTGAGCGAGAATGATCTGTTCGACTATCTGGGCATCGACCACTGCGTCAACGGTGACCTGCTGGGCTGGGACACGGATTCGGGGCTTAACGTTGACATTTTCTATGCGTCCCGGCTGGACGAGGATGGAATGCCCTGCCTGACGCTGGAGTATCACACGCCTCCGAAGTGGCTGGGCGGCTATTGATATTTGACCAGGCGCGAAAAATTCAGCTTCCTTTATGGAGGTAATACTCCGACATTATAAACTTATATTTAAGAAAGAGGTAACAAAAATGGACGAAATGATGAACATGAACGAAACTACTATGGAGAACGAGACTTCTGTTGAGGTCGTTCCGGAGGAGAATGTTCAGATGATCGATAACGAGGAAACTTCGAGCAACGGCTCGGGCATTGGTCTCGCTGTTGGTGCTGTGGGTCTGGTTGCAGCCGTGGGATACGGACTGTACCGGAAGCACAAGGCCAAGAAGCAGAACAAGGACGAGGAGAAGCCGAAGACCAAGAAGAAGATCGTCTGGCAGAAGCCCTGGAAGATCGAGAATGTCGATTCTGCACAGGTGGACGTTCCTGACGAGGACGTTGAGGAAACTTCTGAAGAGAAGTAATGTTAGGTAAGGCGAGAGCCGTGGAGAAATCTGCGGCTCTTACTTTTTTGTTTTTTGAAAGGATGACAACATGGCACAAGTAAACATGCCGAAGAGTAGCATCGGACAGCAGCCTGCCGCAGAGCCTCAGAAGAAGTTCCAGAAGGTCGTCAAGGGAAAAGTGACCCTCAAGGAGCAGAACGATATCCAGAAGATCGCCAACGAGTTCCTGGCCGAGGATCTCAAGACCGTGAAGAACCGCATCGTGGTGGACTATCTGCTGCCTATGCTGAAGAACGGCCTGTGGAGTATTTTTAACTCTGCGGTCAGCATTGCACTGTTCGGCGAGGACCGTTCCCGCGGTTCTTCGAGCAATTACTCCGGCTCCCGCACCCAGCGGAACAGCTACGACACCTACTATCAGGGAGGCTCCGGCAACCGGCAGGGAAATCCGAACCGGGCCGTAGGACGCAGCTTGCAGAACCTGGACTTTGAGTTCCGCGGGGATGCAGACGACACGCTTTCCCAGATGTATGATGCGATTCGCCAGTACGGTCAGGTCTCTGTGGGCGACCTGTGGGATCTGATGGGCGTTTCCAACGAGAGCACCGATTACAATTACGGCTGGTACAACCTTGACGGGGCGTTCATCAAGGGCATCCCGGGCGGATATCGCCTGATGCTGCCTCGCCCTGTACCGCTGCGCTGAACAATAAGAAAGGATTGATATTTATGAAGTTCCTGAAAAAGATCGACAAAACCGAAATCGTGGAAACGATGACCCGTGCTGCATCCAAGTGCGGCTACAAGCTGAAGAAGGCAAGCCCCACCATTATGATCGTTGGCGCTGCCATTGGTGGCGTGACCGCTACCGTGCTGGCCTGCAAGGCGACCATCAAGGCACAGGATATTATGACCGAGCACTATGCTCAGGTTGAGAGCATCCACACGGCCAAGAAGCAGATCGAGGATGGCACGGTCCAGCTGAGCGAGGGCGAGACCTACACCGAGAAGGATTACAAGAGCGATATTACGACCACCTACGTCCAGACCGGCCTGAAGCTGGCAAAGGTGTATGCGCCTGCGGTCACCCTGGGTGTGGTATCTCTGGGCTGCATGTTCGGTTCCCACCACATCATGTCCAAGCGCAATGCGAGCCTGACTGCGGCTTATATCGCGCTGGACAAGGCCTTTGAGGAATACAAGAGCCGTGTGTCCGACCGCTTTGGCAGCCGTGTACAGGAGGAGCTTGAGCACAACATCAAGGCTGTGGAGCTCGAGAGCAAGAGCACCAACGAGCAGGGCGTGGAGGAGACCATCAAGGAGTACAAGGACATCGCCATGCAGCACACCAGCCCCTATACCTGCATCTTTGATGAGACGGTGGACACCTGGCAGGCTGACAACCAGCTGAACCGCAACTACCTTTTCCTGATGGAGCAGGCGGCAAACAAGCGGCTGCGCATCCAGGGACACCTGTTCCTGAACGACGTTCTGAGCAGCATCGGAACGCACGGCGGTGTGACCATGAAGACCCCGGAAGGGCAGATCGTGGGCTGGCTCTATGATCCGAACGACCCGACCCGACAGAACCACGTGGATTTCGGTGTGACGAACTACGTGGAGGGAGACGACGCGCTGAACAGCTTTATCAGTGGTGGAGAGCGGAGCGTGATGCTGCGCTTTAACTGCGACGGTCCCATCATCGACAAGATCTGAGACTGATATTTTGGAGGAATACGCTATGACCAGATTCGTTAAGAGACTGTCTTACCTGTTTGCTGCCATGGCCGGAGTCTGTTTCGTCTCTGGTCTGGCGGTTCTTTCTGAGTGAGGTGGAACGATGGAAACTTTGGAAAGCACTTTCCTGTTTCTGGACTATCTGACCGATACCAAACGCAAGCGCCACATGGTGGGAGGCATTCTGATGAGTGTCTCCCTTTTCTTTGGCGGACTTGCGTTTACCATGATGACGATCAAAGGAGACATTGACAATGAACAAGACCGTGCGTGATATTCTGCTTTTTGCAGCAGGCTTTGGGGCAGGTGCCCTTGTGATGCACACCGTTTTCGAGAAGAAATACGAGACCTATTACGGCAAACGGTACGAGGCCGAGCGTGAGAATCTGCGGCAGAAGGAAGCCGATATGGACAAGACCATCGAAGAAAGGGCGACCCAGAAGAGCTTTGAACAGCTGGCCGGGAAGTACCGTACCGAATCTGACCCGGAAGATGTGGTGGCACATGAGGCCATCGAAGTCATTGAGCCGGATCAGTTTGGTGAGCTGGACGACTACGAGACTTCCTTCCTGACCTATTACGCGGACGGAAAGCTGGTGTTCGATACGGAGGATCAGCCCGTGGACGAAGATGATATTCCGAAGATCATCGGCAACGAGGCGCTGAACCGCATGGGCGAGTTTGCACTGAGCGCTGTTCATGTCCGCAACCACAACTACCACAAGGACTACGAGATTCTCCGGGTTCGGGAGAACTGGCCCGGCAACCACGACGATGAGGAGGATGAATGAACTTTATGAGGGAGACGGAGCAGTATTATGACTGGCTCTACAAGATCGTCTGCGGCGAATGGGAACCCCGGAACCTCAGCTTTCACCGCTTACTGATGTATCTTTTTAACCGGGATTATATTCCGGCGTGCGAAATGGATGTCTGCCGGGCAACGGACGGCATCAACCTGCGGTACCGCTTTGCATCGGAGAATAATATTCCGTACGGGAAGATCGATGCGGTATTTCAGGGCGTACCCTGCTCTATGCTGGAGATGATGGTGGCGCTGGCGATTCGCATCGAGGAGCACATCATGGAAGATCGCAGCATGGGCAACCGTGTGGGGCAGTGGTTCTGGAGCATGGTCGTCAGCCTTGGTCTGGCTGCCATGGACGACACCCGTTTCAGCGAAGAGCGCGCGGAACCGATCCTGGCCCGGTTCATGGATCGGGACTATCAGCCGAACGGGGCTGGCGGCCTCTTTACGATTACCCGTACGTCCATCGACATGCGTACCATTGATATTTGGTACCAGTTGATGAGCTGGTTGAATGAGAATGAGTTTTGATGACATATGAATCGAAAATCTGCATCCCTATGGAAGGATTCGTTGAGAAGATACTCGACGATTCCCATGTGATGCTGCGAATCACGGCGTGTCGAGACGAGAACAACATTGGTCGGCTGATTCTGGCTGACCCGAATTACTGGAGGAAAATTGACAATGGAACTGACTGATATTTTGATCGACCTGAGCAACAGCAAGGCTGCACTGGAGGTGGCCAATCACACCATCCGCCGCATGAAGGGCAAGTGCATCTGGAAGAACATTCTCATCGCTGGCCTGCTGTGGTTCGGCTTTGTTTCCTGCAAGATGGTGAACGAGGCAGAAAAGCAGCGCAAGGAAGCCGATGAGCGTGCCCGCGAGGCAGAAGCAGCGCTGGCTCAGATGACCCTCCAGAAAGAGAATGACGTATAAAAACCTCGGAGAAAGGAGGAAGTCAGTTACAAATGATTGATTTCCTGATGATTGCAACGCGGACGGGAAAACGCGGGACAATCGAAATTTATCCCAAATTCATCATCAAAAAGTCGAAAGACCTGATGATCCGGGGTTCTGATTTTTACGCGGTCTGGATGGAAGAGCGGGGGCTTTGGAGCACGGACGAACAGGATGCGCTCCAGATGATCGACCGCGCTCTGGATATTTACGCGGAGGAACACAAGCAGGTCTTCAATGACAGCTACCGTGTTCTGCACATGTGGGACGCGGAGAGCGGGATGATCGACAACTGGCACAAATACTGTCAGCGTCAGATGCGGGACAACTACCACACCCTTGACGATACATTGATATTTGCGAACACCCCTGTCAAGAAGGAAAGCTATGCGTCGAAGCGACTGCCGTATCTTCTGGAGGAGGGGAACATCAGCGCCTACGACGAGCTGATGACCACCTTATATTCTCCCGAGGAGCGGAAGAAGATCGAATGGGCGGTTGGCGCGATCGTGAACGGCGATTCCCGCAAGATCCAGAAGTTCCTCGTGCTCTATGGTCCACCCGGCAGCGGCAAATCGACCGTGCTGAACATCGTCCAGAAGCTTTTCGACGGGTACTGGTCGGTGTTCGACTCCAAGGTGTTGGGGTCATCGTCCAATGCGTTTGCGCTGGAGGCGTTCAAATCGAACCCGCTGATCGCGATCCA